GCCGCCGCCGTCACGCCTGATTTGCACATACAGCGGCCGTCGGCGCGACGTTGGAGCATGTGGCCTGTAAACAAACTTGTCAGCGCCGAGCATGCCCTGCTCGATGCGGATCTCGCCGCCGAGCGTTTCGCGCGTGGCACGGCGGATTTTCGTCGGAATGTCCTTCTGCTTTATCGTGTAGATCTTCCTAATCTCGCGCCGCAGCGCTGTTTGACCGCTGGATAGCGTGCGGTTAATGGCTGGCACAAGCACGCGCGGCACGCCGTTGTTTATGCCGCGCAACACGCGCTGCATTTGCGCTAAAGCTTTGGCATCAATCGTTATCATGCGGCCACTGGCAGCTTTCCGGGTTGTGATCTGTAAGCCACCAGCGCCAGCTTGTAGCAGCTTTCCTCATCCGTTACGTCCATGATTTCCCACGGCACGTTGGCAGGCGAATATATCAACTCACCTGCCAACGGCATCCGTGGCAAATACTTGTGCTCTATAAAGCAAATCACGCTGCCAAGGAAAATGCCATGCACGGCTACAACTGGCTGCCGCTTGGCCTGCTCCTCATCCCAGACGACGCTGGCTTGGAAAACCGTAAAGCCGCCAGCGCCGTCGTTTATTCTGAATTCGCGCACAGTGGCAAACTCATCCGTGTTTTCAAACACGTTTGCCAGATCAGGTGCGAACTGGTCGCGCAAACTCATAACTCTGCGTGCGCCTGCCTTACTTTTGTTTCCGGTTTTTCTCGATGGCCTTAATGATGTCGTGCTTGCGCGCATCGTGCGCCAGCTCAACGCCTTCCTGCGCGGCAATGTCCTTCAGCTCGTCGACCGTGTGGCTTTCCAGATCGTCGCCGCCGCCGTTGCCGGGGTTGCCGCCGCCAGCGTTGCCGCTTTTGCCTTTGTTCTTTTCGGCCAAGCTTTTTGGCTTGTCCGGATCGTCAGGCCAGTTGGCACTGCTGCCGCGCGTTTTGTTTTTGGCAGCCTTGTCGGCAGCTTCCTGCTTCAGCTTGTTGGCCTCTTCTTCGTCGCCAGTGATCTCGCCAGTTAAGCTGTTAAGCACGGCGTCGCCTTCCACCATCGCCGGGAACGTTAGCGCCAGCGCCTCAATTATGCGGAAGCCAAGTATGTCCGCAGGCATTGGCAGCGGACAACTGGTCAGCCTGTAAAACAGGCTGCCACCTTCCTCATCGCCGTAAACAAACGGGATGCGCGGCTCCGTGTATGTCACAAAGCGCTTGGCTTTTGCGTCCTCAAGCTGCGTGAACGCGCCGTAAACAATTTTGTTTGGCGTGTTTGTGCTGAGCAGCATTACGAAGTTGTCCGGCAACATCGGGAAAATCGTGCCCGTGTCATCTTCAAAATAATCGGCATACTCAAACACTTGCATGCCGGGCACTTGGCCTATGAGCACAACGTTTGGCGCTTGGATCACGGGCTGGATTGTTGCGATGCTGTATTGCAGCTTGTTGAGCAATGCCGCCACTTGCGGATTGCGGATGAACACTTTGGCGGCGTTTACACCCATCAGTGCCACGTTTGGCGCAATGCCGCTATCCTTAATTGTTGCCAGCCGCGCCGCTTCCAAATCGGCCAGCGGATCACTGCCGCTTGCAACGTCCCACTTTACTGTCGGAATATAGTGGTTGTTGGCCGCGCCTGCGCTGGATTGCGTGAAGTCAATGACCATCTGATATCCAGTGTCGGCCGTCACTGTAATTGCGCCGTTTACAAGCACGTTGCGGCACATCCACTCTTCGCGCCTTGTGATGGCCTCATCGCAAAAGATTGCATCTTCGGCCAGCAACTCCGCCGCGCGATCGGCAGGCGAGCGCGTGCTGTAGATGGTCTCACCCATCATGCGCGCTTCCAAGTCCGGAGTGCGCAGCGCGCGCACAGGCGCAATGCGTGGCGCACGGAAGAAGCGGGTTTCAAAGCCCTGCCGCTCCATGAGTTTGCCGCCAACTAAAGGCGCAACAAACGGAGCCATCTTGCGACGGCCGCGCCTGAAATCGAATTCAATAAGTGGCGTTTGTGGGTATTCGCGCGCGCCAAAAAATGTGTCGCGCAGGAACGTTGGAACGAGCGGGCCCGCTTTGAACGGTGCCAGCATCGTTTTTGTTTCGTAGGCTGGATTTAACATGGCTTTGTGTTCTCCGGGTTAGTTGTTGTGAGTTTGTGCTGCAAATTAGGGTGCAAACGCGCCAATCGGAATGGCCGCGTCCACGTAGATTTGGACTTCGTGCAGCCGCTTTAAGCCTGCCGCGCTTATTGGCTGCGCGCCGTTGGCATACATCACTGTGTTTTTGTCAAACGAGCCGGACAAGGCCACGCCAACAGTCGTGTCGGTCGTATTTGTCACATCATTTGGCGTGTCGATAATCACGCCCTCCAGCACGGCGTCGTCTGCGGCAAGCGCAGGATTTACGTTGGCGCGCGCGGCGTCAAACTTGACCAAATATCCCGGCTTCATGGTCGATAAAGCGGGCCCGCCAGCCGCTGCAAACGGCATGCGCACAACTTTCCAGTTTGGATCGTCGTCGTGGCTGAGCAGCGACACGGGATTAAACGTTGTTGGATTGATTGCGCCATACGCTTCGCATGACTTGCCGAGCCTGTGAATTGCGACGATCAGCGGCGCAACGGCGCACGCGATCACCCATCGGATACGTGAGAGCATCGATTTCATGTGCTTATTTTTCCTTCCAATTTGTTTGTTGTTGAGGTTGAAAAAGCTCAGTTGCGGCTGTGCAGCGGAAACAACTCGCGCCGCGCCTTTAGCTGCTTGTCAACAGCGGCCACAAGCCTGCTGCCAAAATCCCCTTCCGTGCCGCCACTGGCGAGCGCGTCGCCGCCTTCGATTGTGTTAAGCAGCGAGCCATCTTCACGGCGTGCCTGCTGTTGGCCTGCCTTTTCCATTGCCGCAAAAAGCTCTGGCATCACTTCGGCCAGCGTTTTGCCGTCGGCAATGGCCTTCACGACAATGTCGTGCGTGGCCTTACGGTCGTAGCCCTGCAGCGCGGCAATGCGTGCGCGCTCGGCTTTGATGCCGTCTTCGTAACTGGCCGCTGGCTTCTCAGGCGGCGGCGCAGGCTGCGGCGGAGCTGGCGTGCCGGGCGGCGTTGTGGTTGTGGGTGGCTTTTCGCCGGGCTTTGTTGCAGGCGGCGGCGTTTCAGTTGTTGCTGCGGGTTTTGTTTCCATTGGATTTGGTTCTTCTGTTGTGGCGTTAAACGCCGGGACATTGTTAAAGCGCGACAGATCAAACGTCAGGCCGTTAAACATGACGTGCTTGCCGCGCACTACAGCTGCGGCTTTAACTACGCCGCGCACTTCATCTGCGAAACCTTTGTCGACGGCCACTTGCGCGGTCATCCACGTTTCGCCTGCCATAAGCGCGCGGATCGCATCGCGGTCGCCGCCCGTGCGCTTGGCATACAAATTGAGCATCGACTCCGTCACGCTATCCAGCGCCGAAATCGTTTTGCGCATCTCGTCCGCGTTGCCTATGGCAAGCGCGATTGGCAGGTGGATCATCATGGTCGCGTTGCTGCGCACAAAAATTTTGTGGCCGACCATTGCGACCAACGTGGCTGCACTGGCCGCAAGGCCGTCAATGTAAACGTTTTTGTCGCTCCTGTGATCGGCCAAACGCGAGTAAATTGCCATTGCCTCACTTACGCTGCCGCCGGGCGAATTGATGTGGATGTCCAAACGCTTAATGGACTTTGGCAGCGCGGACAAATCTTTGGCAAACGCCTTTGCGCCAAGCTCGCCAAGCTCTTCCCAGTCGCCAATCACGTCAAAAATAAGCAGCTCAGCGCCTGCTGGCTCGTCGCCAGCTTCGGCCTTGAATTTGTAAAACGGCATGATCTCTTTCATCGCATGTGTGCTCCGCTGGCAGTTAATGTGCGGTCGAAAATGCGCCGCCTGTTTGTGCGCAGCCGCGCAGCTGGCTGGCCTGCGCCCTTTGGCGTGTTGCCGCCTGCGGGCGGTTCCGGTGGCGTCGGCAACACTTTGCCGCCTGCGCCAAGCGCAGCGCCTGCGCGCTCAGGCGGGAAGGTTAAGTTGACGTCGTGATACGCATCGCGCTCCGTGGCCTGCTCGTTCAAATTGTCGCGCCAGCCGCTGCCATTAAGCTCAATGCACTCGCGCTCGATGGTAGAAAAGCCAGCGTTTACCTTAGCCTCAGCTGCCGCCACTTCCTTCAACGGATCAAGCGAGCCAGCGCTATTGCCTGACCAATTACAGCGGCACAGCGCACGGCGCGTGATAGGATCGTTCACGTCGCCCGTAAAGCCGTCAATGCGGTTCAGTGTTACGGCGTCAACCACCCATTCCTCATAGGCTGGCTGGCAAAACTGGTCGATTACTTGGCTGCGATACTTCCGGACACGCCGCCAAAAATCCAACAGTGCCGCGCGGCTTGCCGAGTAGCTCGCGTTGAACTGCTTTAACAAAACTTCATAAGGCAGGCCGAGCGCCGCGCCGACAAATTTGGCAACGCTAATTGAGAACTCGCCAAACGTGCTGTGCGGCTGTGTTGGCGTGCTAAAGTTAACGCTCGAGCCGGGGCGCATGAAATTCACCACGCCGGGCCCTAGCTGCACGTTGTAGGGGTTGATGTCCAAAATTTGCTGCTTTTGCTCGTCCGTAAGCAGCGATTCGAAAATGTTTGGATCCGGAAATTCCTGCGTAATAAACGCCGTGAAATAGCTTTGGATAACAGCTGCAACAACAGTGGCGTCCGTGTATCGCCCCATCTGCTTAAGCA